TACTTTTAATGCCGGGCATGGGAAGCTCCTAAAGCAAGTAAGGCAGACCCCGCCCGGAGGAGGAGCCTGCCTTAACTTGTTAGCCGATTACGACGTGAACAATGACGGAACCCGCCGCCACAGTCGAAGTAGCAATAGACACGATGGCCTGGACCGTGGTATCCGCCGTCAGCACGATGCTGTTGGTGGAGACTTGGGCAGCAGAACCAGCGTAATCGCGGCGGCCTGCCGTGTTCACAGACGTAGCTGCGAACAGGGTAGCAGGGCTGGCCGAAGTGCCGACGGTAATCTTGGTGTCAAGGTTATCGTAGGCAGTCGTGATGTCAAGAACACATTCGTAGAAGTTAGAACCGGCAGGGGCCACGAACAGCGGAATGGTGGTAGCACCAACAGCCGTGCCTGACTTGGCAGTGTTTACTACTACGGAAAAGCGCCCCGGAACGCGGGCAGTCGTCATATCGACAGGGCTGCCGGAAGCTGGTTCGTGGTTGTCGATGTTGACAGGGAAACTAAAAGTGGTCATCTGATTTTCCTTAAGGATGAAGGAAAGGGGACCGAAGTCCCCAATCCATTAGGTTGAACCAGAGGAGCCATACCACTGACGCCAGTCAGACCAGCCAAAGCTGTAACGCTCGCGGGCCTTGTAGCGCATGTTGCCGGTCAGGAAGTCCACATCATCCTTGGTGGCCAGCGGCGCACGGATGAACATCTTGGTCCCGTTCGGCACATCAGTGCGAATGAACCAACCGTTCGTGTCCGTGAAGCGATGGTTGATGGTGTAGCCCTTCGAAAACAGGCCCATGTCCTTCATAGCGTTCGTGTCATTGTCAGCCGTACCGACGCGGAGGTCCGAGAACAGGATACGGTGGCCAACGAACTGAAGCTGCGGCGGAATGTGCAGGCTCACGGCGCGGGCGCCAATCAGCAGGCCACGGTCATCCTTGGTCAACGAGATGTTGATAAGGGCCGCTTCAAGGGCAGTTTCGGACAAGTCCGAGCTGACTTTGTTGGACTGCGTACCGGCAGCAAGCGTCGGGTGGTCGGAAGCGAACAGCGGCTTGCCGTCACCCCCAGCATAGAGGGAGCTGGTGTTGAAGCCGTTGTTGTAGACGTTAGCCGCCTTGACCTGCTTGGCATTAGCCATAGCGCGGCCCATCGCATTCGCCTTCATCTTGCCCGTCGTGCCATAGAGGTTGTCCTCGATAGCTTCTTCGGTGATGGCGAAAGCCATGGCAACGGTTTCGTGCGTGAAGCGGCTCGTCCAAGCTTCGGACGCGGTGTCGAAGAACACCTGATCGCCTTCCGACTTGACCGGGGCCGTACCAAAACCCGTCATCAACACTTCTTCTTCGAACGAACGATCAGAACGCTCGATGTCGAACAATGGTGTGTGTTCGTTATCGATGCTCTTATAGGCCGTGCCGAAGATCGCGTTAAGGCCGGGAACAAGCTGCTTCGCAAACTGTGCGCGAGTCAAAATAGACATTGTTCAGGTCCTCCTATTAGGCCGCAGAAACTTGCTGGAGGATCGGACCATTCAACTTCACAACCACAATCGGGAACGGATCGCCCCAGTTGTTGTCGACAATGTTGGCCAGACCCACAAGCTTCAGCGCCGTGCCCACAGCGGAAGTACGGGTGGACGCATCCAGCGTATACTGGGACGTACCGTACACCGAGTTAACATCGCCGCCCGATGCGGTCACATCAAAATTCAAGCCGAGGTCGCCCGCCGTAACGGAAGCGTCAGCCTGAATGATGAAGAGCGCGAAGGGATTGTCCACGATGTAGGCGGTCGGGCGGTCGGAACTTTCGTACAGGCCAGCCGAAGACGTATCTGCGGGGATTGAGTTCTTAAGTTGGGGCTGCTTCGTGGTCGGATCGATCCACGCAAAGCCAGCAGCGACACCCAGCAGGGGGCCACCACCTGTACCAACCGATGTGATTACGCCGCCCGACAGCTTTACCGGAGACCCCTTACCGAGGTCAGGGCAGTTAGCGCCGTTGGGAAGCGGATAAGCGCGGACTTCGTTGCCGTGGGTGCCAAGGGCCGCCACTGCGCGAAGACCGAACGGGGCATAAGATTGTGCCACCTTCTATCCTCCTTCGTTGTGTTATCCAAATGAGGGACGTCGCCCTCTGGAAAAGCGTTTTGAACCTTCATTGACAAAGTTTTGCCTACGGCCCATGTTGTCTTCGTAGCTAATTGTCTTCAGATCGAAAGCCTGCTCCGCTTGAATGGCCCTATCTTCAGACCACTTTTGGATGGCTTCCGCTTTCCGTCGAGGTAGCTTTGCGAAGACCAGGTCTCCGTTGATAGCTGAACCTGCCAAAGCAGAAATCTTACTTTCAAGACCGGGGAAAACGTATCCATCGGGAACATCCTCAATGGGAACGAATGACCACCCTTCTCGCATACGCTGTGAGATGTTGTTGAAATCATCTTGGTCCCCTACCCGGAAGCGAATCCATCTATAGACGAATGCGTCTGCGTCGGGCATCGGGGGAATTTCTAGCGCATTGGGAGGATTATACTCTGTTTCCAGAGAATTTTCAAGTGCTTCGTCAACGGCGTTATTAGGGGTCGCGAAGAGTTTGTTTTTCATTATAGAATCTCCGTATATTGACTGACGGTCTGGGCGGCACGTTCGGTCTTGACCTTCTCGCGGGCATACTGTTCGACGGTAATCCCTAGGTGATTGGCCATTTCCCGGTCATCCTGCGTGATAATTACGCGGACTTTGCCAGAAGCGGGTGCTGGTGTGGACCTGTTCTGGATGGTAGGGTTGTTGGCTGGCTGACGCGCCGGGGCCTGGCGACCGAGCTTGTGGGGGAACTCCTGCTGGAGCCTCTTGTCAAGTTCTTCAAAATAGTCAGGGTCTTCAGGGGTATAGCCGTCGCGGACCATTTGTTGGTCAACAACGCGGGCACCGGCAGACATCCGCTGCTGGACGTCGAAAATCTTTTCGCGGTCCCCAGAATCGAAGGCTTGATCGAAGTCGCGGCGAAGGGCTTGCATAGCCGTATCGAGCTGCTTGGCGTAGAGGTCGAAGCCAATGGCCGCTCCCTCGTTGGCATCAGCTTCGTAGCGACGAGCCCGGTTCTCGGCGTCGGCAAGACGGGCTTGCGTTTCGGTGAGTTGTCTGGCATAGATGTCGCGTTGGTTCTTAAGTCGCTGGCTTCGTGTCTGCCGCCTTGGACCACTGGAAGAGGAATCAGATGGACTCTCGTCGTCAGACTCGTCATCTTCAGAGCGCGTGGAAGCGGCTGCGGGTGCGGGCGCCTGAACAGCTTCTGGAGGAGACTCAGCAACAGACTCTTCCACAATCTCAATGTCGGATGCTTCTGAAGCGGCTGCGGCTTTGCTTGGGTTGTCGAGGTCGATTTCTTGATAGCCGGATTCGGACATGATTTATTCCTTGAAGTTAGAGTCGAGATATTCCGGGGTATCGACCACAAGCTCGATGCTGGAAGCTTTGATTAGAAGGAGCTTCACGCCCTTCCAAAAAATCTTCTGGCCTGTAAGTTTTGAGTACACGATATGGTCGCCGGGCTTGACCCAAGGACCTTTCCGGTATATGTCTTCGTCAATGAATGCGAGTTCGCCCAAAGCAAGGACGCGGCCCACAGTGTTGAGATACTCACGGTCTTCTCGGAATGAATCTGGAAGAAGGATACCGCCCGCAGTTTTGCGCCTAATAGGCACAGGTCGGACAAGAATCCCCACTCCGGGAATCCGTGGCAGTGGCGTTGGGTCTGACACTTCGTCAGCCGAAATCCACTGGTCGTTTGAAATGGCCCCGTCTAGGGGCGCGTGGGTAGTAAGCATTAGTTCCTTTCCTCTGGGGGAGTAGATTGGAAGAGGTCTTTTAGGATGGTGACGGCAAGACCCAAGCCGCTTATAACGCCGCATGCGCGAGCGTATTCGTCATAGGAGGTTGCTGACCCCCTAGCTAAAGCGTCTTTCTTTTGATCGACATGCTTCTGGACTTCGGCAACGTAATCTGATAGTAGTTTCATGCGAGGGGCTTATTAGCTCTTTCTGCAAGTCTTTGAGCTTGAATATCCGCTAATTTAGCCGAGTTGTCAAGTATTTTCCCAGTAGCTGCAATTTGGGTTTGTTTCTGTTGGTTCTGGGCCTTGAGGAGCATGTCGGTTTCCTTTAAGTCCAGTTCGCGATTCTTCAGAGCAAGCTTGGCTGACTCGCGGGTATCTTGGGATTGGATACGTTCGCCAGCCATCTGAAGTTCAGCAGCTTGCAGTTGAAGCATTTGCTGCTCGACGTTAGCTTGCTGGGCTTGCGGATTGCTGGCCGCCGAGATTTGCACAAGCTGGGTTGCGATCTGGGCCTGGACGTTTTCGTCCTGAATGGGCATGCCCATCTGCTGGGCGAGTTGTATAGCTTGAGCAATAAACATCAGTACCTTGTGTTCAGCGATGTTGGCTGAAAGGACCTGCTGACCAAGCGCGATAGTTTGGTCGTTAGCGCCCTGCATCTGAGGTGCTTGGAGGAAGGCGGTCTTGACAGCAATGTGGGCTGTATGGTTCTGACCTAACTGTGCCTTGATGGCCTTACCGCTCATGGCCACTTGAATTTCAGTGAGGGGGTCGGCGCTGACGGCCTGGGCTTCAGGGTTCGTCATAAGCTTGTCAACGGACTCGACGCCTAGGGCAGCATAGTAACGGCGCAAGGCTTCGCGCATGTCGTGGAACTGCGGGAACTGTTGAGCTGTGTTGAGTTCAATCTGAGCTTTGGCTACGCGCTGCGACTCGGTGAGAGCGTTGGGGTCAGAGGCCGGGATGACGTCAACGAATTGGGGATTGAAGTCGGTGCGCTGAACGTATTGGTTTTCGGCACCCACCACGAAGTTGATGGTGTCAGGTAGGTTCTCGAAGTTCAGTTCCCCAATCAGCTTTAGGAACTCGCCCTGCGACTGATGGAGGCGCTTATGGATCGAGGAGTAGAAACGCTGCGAAGCTTCAAGCAAAGCTAAGGTAGTTGCTGCCGGGCCGTAGTTGGTGCTATTGGCAACGACCTCGTCAGCGGAGTCAGCAAACTTCTGACCAGACTCGACCATATACTTCATGAGGCTGAAGAGCGTTTGGCTAGGTTCCTTGGTGGGAAGCGGGAGGAACGCCTTCTGAAGTTCTTCAGGTGACAGGTTGACGTCGCGGAACTCACCGAAGCCGAGGGGAGTGTCGGATTCGGCGAACTTGGCGTCTTGGGATTTGAAGCCCGCCGTCCAGTTAGCATATTGACCGGAGTCGACTAGGGCGCGCAGCGCAGCAGAAGTAGAGGCGGCAAGGTCACCGATTAGGTGGACGTAACCGAGGGAATAGAAGCCGAAGGCCGGGATGAACTGGTCGATAGTGTACCAAAGGCGTTTCGTCATGGCCGGGTCTTCTTCGCGCCAGTTGCGGCGGACAGAGTAGACGTTGCCAGTCTTGACGTTGAAGTGAATGATGTAAGGAGCGGAGCCGCCTTCGGGCAGCAGAGGGTCGTCTCCTTCCAAATCGAGGTAACAATGGGACTCGCCGACCGTAAAGCCCTTGCGCTCAAGGGACATGTCGAAGCCTTGGGCGCTGGCGATGGCTTCGGTAATTTCGTTGGTATCGAGGGTTTCTTCAGCGTCGTTATCGGTAAATTCGCGGAAGGTGTCGGAAGCGACCAGGTTGTCCATCTTGCGCGTGGACAGTTCCATGACCTCGATGTATTCTTCGGCATCCTTCAAGTGGGAGACGGAAGGGTCGATGTAAAAGTTTTCGGCGTAGACGATAGTCGGGTCAGGCGCTGCGGTCGAAGAATTCCAACCAGCTTTACGGATGCCAGTACCCATGAAGCCGACGCGAAACAGGTTACGTTCAAGGTCGCTATAGAAGCCGGGGATTTGCTCCGTAAGCTGGTAGTTCATGTAGGTGCGGACACGCAGGGCACTGTTCTCCCTGGTTACGTCAACGTAGCCACGGACCTTGGTGCGGACAGGGCCTTTCGCAGGCCAGAGTTCTTGAATGGCTTTGGCTTGGAACTTGACTACGTTCTCGATCAGAAGGGGATGGACAGCCGTACAGGCACCTTCGACGTCCGTGACGCCCTCGCCCGTGGTGTTCAGGCCAAGGTAGCGGATGCCCTGCTTGATCTTCTCTTCCCACTGCTGGCGGGAGTTCTTGTAGTTCTGGAGGGCATCTTGACGAGCGGAGCCGATGTCACGTAGAATGGCGTCGTCCATGGATAGGGCCAAGTTGGCACCAAAGGACATGTCGACTTCGATCACCTCTTCAGGGACTTCTAGTTCTAAGGTTACCTCAGAGAACTCGAATTCCATTTCAGGGGCTTCTTCAAGATTATCAGACATGGGTCACTTGGCTCCAATAGCTTTTGAAAGAACGGCGGCGAGATACCGGGTCGGGGGTGCTGACCGCCTCTTGGGTTAATTGGTAGCGGCGCCGTAAGTACAGAAGCGCCATGACCATAGAATC